CCCATTTAATTTGGTCAGAGTTTGAAGGCATCTCTGCTCCTACCATACGTAAGAAAGATGCGATTGTACGATTACCGTAACGCTCAAATTCTTTCTCGTATGTATCAGGAAGATACTGATTTAAGAAGTTGAAGTTGGTAATATAATTTGTTTGTAAAGCCACCTGCTCTGCTGCGGGTTGCAGGTCATAGGTTGGCGAGTTTAATAAAGCTGATGCCATTTTGTTTTAATTTTTAACTTATAATTTTCTTGCGCTGCGTATTTGCAATTTTCTTCCGGAGTCAGGGTTTACAGCTCTAACCTGAAATCCGTCATTAGACTTAGTAACTTCGGGTGTTCTGCGTTCAGACATATTGATATTCTTAGTCTTACGCATCACATCGTCCGTTGCATCAGCCATTCCCTGTTCGTAGAAGTGTTTTGCAAACTTCTCAGGATTCATCGCTACGGCTAATGACCTATGGTATCCTGCTGCGTCTTTCATAAGTCCTTTCTCATCCAAAAACTTATTGATAAAGTTTGATGGGTTTGATTGGAGCTTCTTTAACTCAGCAGCATCTGAGGGAGAATAAGACATTTTCTTGTCGTTAATATTAAATTCAAAACCTTTGAACTCTCCACTAAAAACCTCGTCTGTCTTTTGAGTGAACCAACCACGTTTGCGTTCGTTCTCTTCCTCTGCGGTCTTCGCCTCGCCTAAGTATCGCTTATACAATTCATACTGCTCTTTCTCTTCGTTAGAAACTGATAATCCACTTGACTCAAGCGGCATCTTGTATTTCTCTTTCTGAGTGTTGAAGTATTTCTTTGCTTCAGCAACAACTTTTTTCTTTGCAATCTTTACTTTCTTTACCGTTGACTCGTCGTCAAGGTCCTCATCATATCGGTACTCGTCCATCATCACATCTATATCATCCTCATCAAGCCCTTCCTGAGTAGAAAGTAAGTAATCTTTTAATAAATTATCCGAATCCATTGACTCGTAATCCTTTCTTAATTTAACATAATCATCGAATCCTCTTCCCGTTTCTTTCTTGTACTTCAAGTAAGAAGCCACATCTTCGGGTAATTCTTCCGACTCTTTACGTTCAGCCATCAACTCATCAAATGAGTTAATCTGCTTATTATATCTTTTGCCAATATATGAAAGAACGTCTTCTTCTCTTAAATCCACAGGTTGCTCTTGTGGTGTTTCTATTGACTGTTGCTCTACTACAATCTCAGGAGCTTCATTACTCAATCCCTGTTCGTGTTTTTCAAGCAACACTTTTTCTATTTCCTGAACACTCTTTGGTTCACTGTCTAATGCTCTTACTTTAAATTCCATTTGATTAAATTTTAGTTTGTTACAAAGTTATACAATATTTTTTAATGTTTTATCGAGGCTCAAACTCACCCAAATCAAATCCATCCAAGCTATCCTCATTACTTTCAAAGTTCAATGGAGGAAGGTTATTCTTGCGTTGGTTTATTAATTTAGATTGCTGCGTATTCTGTATGCCAATGCGGTCCTTCTTAGCGTTTTCTCTGTCTTTTTCCATTTGATTTTTCTTGTCTTCCTTAACACCACTCAACTGCATCGTGTAGTTAAACTCTTCAGCCATTAATGACCTCTTTAGTTCAGCCTCTATTTTCATTTTCTCAATCTCATAAGATATCTCAGCTTGTTTCACTTGCATCTTCATCTGACCTTCTGCCTGAATACTTTGCATTGCTGTCTGTCCTGCTAACTCCTGAGATTTCAACTGCTGTTGAGAAATCATAGCTTGTTTCTGCATCTCCATCTGCTGCTCTCTATCCTGCTTCTGTGTTCTCTTTAACTTGAGTAATTGATTAGCAAGTTTAAGGTTCTTAATCTCACGGATATCAATAGCATCCTCAAGGTTAATATCTCCTTTGGATAAAGCCATCTGAATGTTTGCTTCAAGCTGTGCCCTTTGCTCTTCATCAGGCGATACTTCTATAAAGATACCAAAGTCATAGATGTATAGGTCTTTAATATCATTAAGGATAGATACATTGTACTTCCCAATTTGATTGGCAAAATCATCTTTAAAGTCAGCATATTGTAGAATGTCAGCCACACGATATGTCAATGCCTCTGCTAATGTTCTGTAGATAAACAATCCTGACTCAAGAATATGGCGTGTAGCCGTGTTTGAATTTAACGCTGCTAACTTCTGAACACCAACTAATGAGTTAGGGTCAGGCATACTGCCATCTCTCGCCTCATTTAATCCTGTTACAGAACGAATCATATCCAAGTAATGATTATAGTTCGCCAATAACATTTGCGTCTTAGAAGCCCCTGAATTAGACGTAAGCTGCGTAATAGGAACACGGGCGTTATTAAACTCGCCATCCTGTGTGTAACTTCGACCAATAACACTACCTGTTTGGAAGTATAGTCGTAAAGCATCCTCAGGATTATAGGCATTGCCTGTTCCCAAGTCAACCTCATTCAATCCATCGGCATCAATAAATACCCCATCAGGAACTACCCTTGCAATTACCTGCTGTAATTTCAAATGGGTAATCTGAATCAAGTCAGCAAAAGGAATCATCCTTCTTACTAACGATTCAATAGACCCCTTATACATACGAGGAGCACAAGCAACATAGTTTGGTATAGCATATTGAGATGCTGAGGTAGGACGAACCATATTCTCAGACATCTGCCACTTTATTAGGATATTAGTCCCCATCACCATTACTCCCTCATACCATACATCAATGGTTTTCTCCATCTTCTCAAAGCGTCCTTCCTCCATCATATCGGCAGGGGGATTGAATGTATCAGGTTTTTCAATTACTCTCGTTCCTCCGTTTTCAAGAATCTTCTTCTTGTAAACCATCTTCTTCGTAGTCTTGTAATTAAAGTAAAGAACAGTGCAAGTATCACGATGAAATAAACTATTTTGATAAAACTGTGCTACATTATAGTAATCATACCATCCTTGACTATACATTGTAATTTCCTGTAAGTCTTCTTTTGTAAGTGATGGGTTAATCTTTAGTAACTCTGTAACGGGAAGTGTTTTAATCTCACCCCAATAAAAGCAATCTCTAAAGTAGGGGTCTTCAGTGTAGCTGTAAACCACATTAGCAGGGTCAACATAAGATATCTTCACTCCTGTTCCGGGCAGGAACTCGTGCTTTGCAACGGCAACACCCAATACCGTCATATCATAGTCAAGTCTCTTACGAGTATCTTGATAATGGTTTGCGTCAAATATAGTATTGATGGCTTCTTCCTCTGCAATCTCAATAGCAGGTTTGTACTTTAACTGCATATACAAAGAAAGCTCTTCATCAGTATTTGGAAGCTCTTCTTCTTTAGTGATAAATGGGTCGATGCCTGATTGCTCTTTGATAATATCAAGGACAGGCTTTGCGACCATCTCTGATTCTACAAGGTCTTGATATCTACTTCTCTTTGCCTGTGACATCGCATCCTGTGCGTATGCCTTCACTTTAAATAAACGGTCTGACATACCATTCACTACAACATCAACAAACTTTGGTAAAATAGGAACGGGTGTCCAATCTAAATTCAAATAAGAAAGGTCTCCATCAATAGCTAACTCATTCTTATACTTCCCAACAGGCTGTTCACCACGTGCATATAATCTTAAACTATGGAAGTCTCTCCACTGTGCGTAATATCTACAAGACGTGCCATCCTTTCTGAACCACTCATACTGAATAGCTTGACCTACCTGTAAACCAAATTGCTCTGACGCTTTCTCTGCGTCGGAAGCCATTTGACTTGGGAAGGTCGTGTTAAATATGTCAATCTGTATATCTTTCTTCATTGAATTATTTGGCTTAGATTTCCGTCATTACTATACCTTGCGAAGTTAATACTTATTTTCGATTCTTTTTTCTCAGGCACATAGAGGTGTTTTTGATTCGCCATAATCGCTAATCCTGAGCTGATAGCAGCATCATACATCGTCCTGTTGTCAATCTCAAATTTAGCCCAATTCTCTAACGTCCTAATGAACGGCATAGTACCCATCTCATCCGATGGTCTATACGTATTGGCTAAGTCCAATCCTACGTACTTCTCTATGTATGACTCTATCGCTGATGCGTGAGCTTGTTTAACATCTTCAGAGGAGTTAGGAATACCTCCAAGCTCTCTCTCTGTTTTTGATAACTTAGCGTAAGTCTTGTCGGGTCTGTTCAAGCAAAACGCTCTGTACCCTCTATTCTTAAAGTGATACAACAAACGAGGTTTGTTATTCTCCACTAATATTGGCATCCCATAGAATACACACGCCATCAGTACATCTTCAAAGAATATCTCTGCTGTCTGTGGTCGTGCTATGTACTCTAAGAAGAACTCATTCACAGGACCTTCATCCACGTGAAACTTAGTCATTCCGTGCAACGCTCCATTAGAGCCTCTGCCTCCAACCACTGCCGATATATCGTAGGGGTCACAGCCAAATGCTCCTATATGTTCATTGCCGGGATGGAACACATTGTTCTTTTCAAAAAACTTATTCTGAAGGTGTGCCGGTGGTAGCCAACTTGCTATAAACCTTCCATTCTTCTCAGGACTCCATACCACCTTCGTATCTTTATCTCCATCTTTCCAATGGAAGTTACCACGAGTGAGGTAATGTTCCTTAATCATAGAGTCATTGTAGTCTATCTGTTGGTATATCTTGGTGAGGTTAAACAAAGACTGCTTACTCTCATCTCTGAAAGCGTGAGACTCTGTTCTTGGAAACTGACGATAAAATTCGTTCAACGCATCGGAGTCACTCTTGAGTGAATCAACCTCTGCTTCCCAATAATCAATAGCACCATTGGAAATCATCTGACCATCGACACCTTTCACAGCCTCCTTTGGCTTTCTTAGCACAGGCATCCCATAGATATCTATGAATCCCTCCATATTCCACTCCATAGGAATGAACAATGCGTACATCCCACTCTTGGTCTGACCATTAGCATTACGACCTCTCACATTTGAGTCTTCATAGAGCTTCTTGAAGTTGTCTCCCCCTTTGCTTAACGCATTAGAGGTCGAACCCATCATACACTTACCGATAATCTTGCTACCTAAACGCAAACAGGTCTTGGTAACACGCCAATTATTCTGTATGTTGTTTGGCTTCATCCATTTACCACTCTCGTCGTGGGCTAACAGCACTAATTTCTCTCCGTCATAGGAGTTTTCTTCGGTGTTCTTCCAATCTATAGTGGTATCTAAGCCATCGTACTCATTGACTGCCAATTCGTGCATATTTTTCTTGGTGATTTTGGAGGCAGGAACACGAAAAGCTAACTCGCTCTTTGGTTTATCCATACCATCCATAATCGGTTTGAAGAAAAATGGCAGTTTGCTGTTGATAGGAACGACCTTGTCGGTGAACATCTTCTTGGCATCAGCTCCCGTCTTGGATAAGATACCAATACGAGCATCACGAACAATAGTTCCGGTGTTGACACACTCAGATGATGACATAAAGGAGAACCCTGAACGACGAATCTTGAGATATACTATCCCAAAGCTGCGTGAGTCTGCTTTACAAGCCTCCCAAAAAATAAAAAATATCCTATTCGCCTCTCGGTAATCAGGATACCCTACGTCAATACTTGACCATTGAAGGTACATATAGTGAGAACCTGTGATATAGGTAGGCTCTCCTGCGTTCATAAACCAAAAGCCTTCTTCTCTATAATCAAATTCTTTTTCAATATAGTCAACCCATCTATTTTTAAATTCAGAAAGCATTGTGTTCCATTGGAATACAGAGTTTATCTTACTTAATTCTTTAGGTAATGGTTGTCTCTCCCAATAATGTTCGCTCTTAATATGATGCCTTTTATAGCAATCATCGGGGGTGGGAGGTAAAGCAATCAGCAATCCTGATATGTTTACTATCTGACCTATCTGACCGTTCTTTGATATGACCACCATATCGTACTTATCATTATACCCATAATGCCAAGTCCGCCCCTTATTCTTATTTTTAATAATACTAAGAGGGATATGGTTTTCTACAACCGAATATATGTTATTTTGACCTTCGTTCAGCAAATCCTTGTATTGAGTCTGTTTTGTTTGGACCACTATTAGCATTATCGAGATTTTCTTTCTCGGTTTCTATCC